ATGGAATGTGGGTCTCTGTCCATGGAGCCATAGTTCCAGGAAGTCAAGTGGGATGGGGATCGGAGACCAGGCGATTCCATGCTTCTGGCACCACTCAGCGATGGTTGTTTTGCTCTTCTTGTTCAGCGTCGCAAAGGGGCGCTGCAAGGCCACAAAGATTGGTAGCCCAGGATTTGAGAGCATCACAGCCAGGAACTTGGTGCGTTCGGCAGGAGGCCACCAGCCTTTGACCTCGATGTACACATTGCCAACTCGAAAGTCAGGTGTGTACTTCTTGTGCAGCACATACCGGAACTTTTCCGATTCGTACTGGTAGTCGAGGCCTTGGCTGGTGAGCGCTGCGCCGACTTGTTCCTCGAGCTTTGAGCGGTATTCACCCGGCTTCCTGCGTGGGCGGTGCCGGTTGAAATGCTCAAGCATCTGCAGCTAGCAGTTGGTCCAGTTCGGTTTCGGCTCGCCAGCCCCCTTCGACAGCGGGGATGGAATCATCACGCTCGAATAGTTCCACTACTTGGAAACCACGCAAACCGAATGACAAACCCTTTGTCGTCGCTGTGTTGTAGGTGTACATATCAAAGACGGCCTTGCCGCGGCTGCCACGTGGCACGTCAGGAAGCTCAACGAACTTGCCGTCGCTGTCATAAATGCGGGGCGGTGTGTTGGTGGTCTTCTCGCTGGCACCACGCTTGCGGATCATGCGCTTGCGCTTGAACTTCAAGGTCACAAAGCCTTCTTCTGGCTCTAGCTCACCGTCTTCCCCTTTCTTCATTGCGGGCTGGAAGGGGAGGTAGAGCTTGCTGTTGTCACGCGGGTACTTCAAGTCCTTGGCACGTGCTTCAGCTAGTGCGGATTCGATCGCTGCGAAGATAGGTTCGCACTCCACTTCGGAGCAGACGAGACCAAGAGCCCATTCCATTTCTCCGTTGGCTTGGTTCTCTCGAGGCTCGACAAGGCTGCCCCAAACGATTCGTCCAATGGGCGTCAAAAGGTTTGTCACGTGTTAATTGAAATGCGTGGATGCGCCGGGCTTACGTGAGCTGCGTGTTGACCGCTCAGCCGCCGGCCGACAGATGATAGTGCGACTGTTAAACGGTGTCAACTAAAGAGGAACGGATTCTCCCCGATCTCGTTTCGGTCCAGGTCTCCCACCTTCGGCGGAGCTGGCACCTCCAGCTCCGTCAGCGCTGCCACGTAGCCCTGCAGGAACGTCAGGTAGTCCTGGCTGTAGAACCTGGCCCACTGGTCGTTCAGCTCACTTCGCATCGTTTCCACCTTGTCCACAGTCGTGCCAAAGCAGTCATGCACCGTGCTGATCGGGTGTCCATAGGCAGCCCAGTGGTTGACGAACTTGCGCAGGAACGCCCCGTCTTGACTGTGCACAAAGTGAGCCGCGATCCCTGCTGCTGAGCGGCGTGGATCCATCGGTGCCCCTTCGTTTGTCCTGGCTGCGATCCGTACTGTTCGGTTGGTGAGCACCAACTTGATCTGCTCGAGTGTCGTGACGCTGTGAAACACCTCGACCAGCAGCCCGTCCGGTGTGTACCAGTGCGGGCGGAACTCCTTTTGCATTTGGATGCGTGCCAGCTTGGTAAGCCAACGCTGCAGCTCGAGCACCCCGGGCATCACCTCCTTGCTCACCGCCAGTGCCTCGCTGGCCAGCACCGTGGCGAGCTCCACCACACGTAGGCCTTCCTCAGTGCGGAAGTTCGACAACTCCTCCCGCAGATACAGGGAGATGGTGTCCTTCATCCCTTGAAAGGTGCTGCCGTACACGAGTGGCATAAACACCTGCTTCCACAGCTTCCGGCCAGGCTTGAAATCAATCCACCACTGCAGTACCTGGCGCCTTTTCTCGTCCTCCTCATCACGTACCAGGTTCTTGAGCCGGGCCTCCGTCACCAAGCCGGCGCCTGTGTACAGGTCGGCTGGGTTCTGCCCGATGACGTTGGTGAACTTGGCCAGCTGACGATCGAGCATCAAGCAAGCGGCATGGCCGTAGCCGCTGCTCGTCTGGTCCAACCAGTGGATTGTCCCAGTGGTGTAGCCCGGATCGTCGATGTACTGGGCCCAGTCACGGCACAACTGGATGAACCTCCATGGTTCTTTCTGGTCAGCCCAGAAGGACACGTAGCCCAGGGGGTCTAGCCCGACGTCCCGGATCGTGGTGCTGTGCTCCTGCAGGTAGCGGTTACGCGTCTCGTACAAGGGCGGCAGCCCCATTGCCTCCCCCAGTGACCACGCAAAGCCGCGCTCGTGTCCCTTCATCGGCCCTTGCTGGGCGAACTTGAAGGTGGAGCGGTAGACCTCGCCACCCTGGATGTTCAGCTGGGCGCCACGGCTGTAGACCCTTCCCCGGTGGTCAAGGAAGTGCACAAGGTAAAGATTTGCGAACGCCTTAACGCGCTCATACCCGATCAGCCCGTTCACAAAACGGCTGCGCAGTGGGTCCTTGCGTCGGTCGGCTTTGTACGCCCAGTGCGCCTGCCAATAGGCCTCAGGGCCAAGCCCAGCGAACTTGAACTCCCTGTCGATCGGTCGCTTCATCCGATCACGCTTCGGCAAGTCGCCCACCTCATGCCCTAGCTCCCAGCAGCTGCGCTGCAGATCCACCACGGCGTGATCCAGGCAGTACGGCTGGGCCTGCAGCGTGTTCAGTGCCTGCAGGATCCCCGGCTTGGCCCGTCTGAACTGACGGTGGAACAGGGCTGGATCCACCGTGCTGACGGGACAGCGGATGGTCTCGTAGCCCCCGTCATTGGCCTCTGTGTACGGCCGCGGCGGCGCCACCATCGGCATGTACAGCGGGCGGAACATCACGACGTTCTGCCGCCACTGCCGCAGGAAGTCCCAATAGATCTCTGTCAGGTGGATCGTCTTGCGCCGCTTCTTGCCGGTGCCGCGCACATCCACTTTGACGAGGTGGGTGCATTGCGCCACGCACTCCACAAAGAAGGCGCCCAGGGCGATCCGTTCCACGTTGCTCAGCGGGCGATACAGCGCAGCCTTGGCAAAACCCTTGTCCTTGAGCCGCTTGATCAGCAGCTTCATGTCCATGTCACCGTTGCCGGCCAGCCGTAGGCCCTTCAGGTGCCAGCTGTGCTTCCAGATCGGGTGTGTCAGCCAGAGGGCGTACTCAGCACGCTTGCCCAGCTGGCTGCACACCTGGTTGTAAGACCGCTCCTCGTGCAGGTTGCCAAGCAGATAGAACAGCGACTCGAGGGCCACCTGGACGACGGCCTTCTCGTCGTGCATCAGTTCCCAGATCAGGGCCTGACGACCGGGTTGTGTTTTCGCTCGGTGGTACGTCTCGAGAACTTCTTTCAGGTAAAGGCGGGACAGGTGGTTGCCGAGTGCACCCGCTGCTCCTTGTTCCCATTTACCTGAAAGTACGCGGCCTGCACCTGTGGATTTGCACCACGATTCCAGCTCAGTTTGCTCTGCATAACCCGCGCAATCGAGTTGCTTGCCACCGTTCAACGGTTGATTCGACATTCTCAGGGATCTCAGTGCAGATCCCAGTGGTGGCCCGGTAATTGACTCGTGGCAATCCAGCTCTCGCTTTTGAGTCGAGTCCGTCTACCAATTCCGGCACGCTCCCACTGGGTTTTGGGCGTTTGAGTTGCGCATGGTAGTTGCGCGGCCCGCAACTCAGTCTCACACGCTGGACACCGTTTAACAGTCCACGAGCTCCTCCAGTGCAATAGCTGAGTGATGAACGTACCGCTGCGTGACGGCAAGTGATTTATGGCCACCCCATTGTTGAATAGCGCTGGCGTTCCAGCCCTTGCGAGCCAGATTGGTTAGGCACGTGTGACGCAGCGTGTGGATGCACCATTCATCCCTTAGTGAAGGGCTAAGGCCCAGACGATCACACACTTGATGCACAGCCTCCCCGTAATGATCGAGATAGGTGCGGTATCCAATGGGAAAAACCCGCTCCGGGTGCTGACCCCGCAACTGTTTCATCAGGGCTTGTACTGGCCGCGGCATGGGCAGACGCCGGGGCATACAGCCCTTGGTTTTCACGAAGCTGATCGACTTTTGCTCGAGGTTCACACGATCCCAGAGCAGGCCTGGCTTGTCGTTGCGTTTCAGAGCCTCGCCCACACGGCAGCCCATGTGCCACAAGAACAAGGTCACAGCCACCTCGAGGCGCTGCTCCTTCTTCTCCATCACGTCGAGCAGCTCAGCCAGCCACTCCTCCGGCAGCACCAGGTCCCGCGGTTCGGACTCCTTGAGTAGCCGCCGCTCCGGGAACAGGGGCATCTCCTGGATCATCCCGAGTCGCTGGGCACGCTTGAGCAGCACGCTCAGGGCTGACAGGTAGCGGTTGATCGATCCGTTGCTGCAACCCTTGCCGTTTGGCCCCTTGGTGCGCAGCCAGATCACCAAGTCGTCGATCGCACGAGCGTCGATCTCACACGGCAGCGCATGTGCTCCGAAGTGGAGGCGGATCAGTCGCTCGGCTGCTTCGGCCTGGCCTTGGTGCTTGCCGGCCCAGTCAAGGCCAACTGCAACACGGTGCAGATCTCCCAGCGTGCCTTTGGGCGCAGCTTCGAGCCGCTCCCGTTCAGCCTTCTCCTCCTTGCCCCAAATGGCAAGCGTGCCGGCTTCCCACTGCTCAGCTTCATTCCTTGTGTCAAATGTCTTCGATTGTCTTTGGCCCTTGTATTCAGCAAAGGCTTTCCACCTAGTCCCCGTTTGTCTTACTGCCAAGGGTCAATTCCTCCAAGAGTTTGATCAAGTTTTTCCCTTTGGATGTCAATGAGACGAGCATGAAGCGGTCATCCTTTGGATCGGGCTTGGCCTGGATCAAGCCCAGGGCGCCGCCTTTGCCGTCTCGTCTGCCCCTCTCCCCCAAGGTGTCCACCAGGCGGGACACAGCGGCAAGGGTGTAACCGCACTCGATCGCCAGCTCTGACTGGGATCTATTCGGGCTCTGAGCCACGGTGAGCAGGAACTCAACCTGTGACACCCTTAATTGTGGGTGCACTTGCTTGAGTAACTGCATTGCTTTGACAAGAGATTCAAGGTTTCGCATCTGACAACTGATGTGTCAATGCTCAACCTAGGGCAACGTCAACGCAGCGCACCACCTTTGACACCGTTTAACTGCACCTTTTGAAAGTCAATAATGATGCTCACGTGCATCAGAAAGGTGGCAGTTAGCTGCACTGCAATGTGCCGCTCGCCCAGCCGATGCCCCATCAGCAGAGGCATCTCAAGGACCCGTTGGTAACTCCGGTAAAGGCCGAAGTGGAAGTCCACCGGCACCCACGTGCCAGGTTGCTCCTCGCCAGACGAAGTTTGTCGGAAATCGAGGCCCAGTAAGTGCTTCAAGGTGCTCAGCAGTAAAGAACTCAGGACAGCCAACACTGATCGCGCCACAGGACAACAGTAGTCCGGTGGCAAGGCCCGCCCAATGGAAGCGGCTCAGGATCATGACAGATGCGCCTCCTCACGCAAAAGGTTATGCAGAAAGTGCATAGTCGCCTCGGCTTTGTAAGCCTGTTTACGACTGAAAGAAGGCTGCAGGCCGCGGCCTACCCACTTCCAGCCATGCGCCACCAGCAGCTCAACAGCAGCCGCCACAGACGGGTTCAGATCGCTCTCCATGGCTCAGTAGCAAGTGGATTGAATGTTGCCCAGCAGATCCCGACGAATCGAGCATCTGGGCGACGCTGAGCCCGGTGCCGGCACCATCTCCCAGGTGTCCGGCTTAAACGGGCTCTTGTACAGCTGAAAGTTGCCCTTCAAGCTGCGGCATTGCCAGTTGCCCATCACGTCTTGGCTGCAGTCGGTGTTGCCGATCTGAGCCACGCAAGGTGCAGCTGATAGCAGCACAAAACAGCAAAGCGCAGCGGTTTTCACTGGTTGTCCTCCCGGTTCAACAGTTCGAGGCCTCTGTCAATCAAATAGCAAGCCAGATTCGATGCGGACCGACCCTGCTCAACAGCAAGCTGTTGGACCCGTTCAAAGGTCATGTAAGAGACGGTGATGGTGAGCCTTTTGGGCTTCCTTGTGGCGTAGGTGTAGTTGGTCATTTCAGGGCATTGCAAGGTGCAATACGGCAGCCAAGAGGGCTGCAGAGAAGCCCCGCAGGGCCTCAGTGCAGCCGTCAGGCGCCGGTTTCAAGTTCGGCCTGGATCACGTCCCGCTCGATCAGCCGCAGGGCCCCAGCCGTCCACCGGCGCTCGATTGGGTGGCCATCGATCCGGTGTAGCTCTTGCACCCAGTAATCAGCGTGGCCCGTGGCGCCCAGGGCATCGAGCCGGCGGATCCCGGTCCGTATGTCAGCCATCAGCTGAGCGCTGGGAGCCTTTTCGACCGGCCAGAGCTGCACTGGCGTTGCGGCTGGGATGGTGGTGAGTTTCGGCATTGTTTGGCAGTTACAAGGTGTGCAAATAGGGCGTCAGGCCTTCACCAGGTACACGGCGTGCAGCTGGCTTCCCTGGCGCACTAGGTAGCGGTTCATCGCTGCAGCCCACTGCTGCTGATCAGCGCGAGACAGGCTCCTGTCGTCGTTCATCAGCAGATCAACGGGCCGGCCTTGCTTGTCGAGCTTTCGGAGAATCACGGTCATGACAGGCATTGCAAGGTGTTCAGTTAGGGAGCCGGTGAGGCCCCTAGAGAGACCCCGCAGGGCCTCAGTAGGAGCGTCAGAGCTGAGCGATGGTGCAGCCGGCCGGATACTGCGACGCGTATCGCTTGAGGTGCCCCTTTGCCGCGGCCTGCGTTTTGCAGAGCTTCAACCGCTCACCAGTAGGAGAGAAGATCCCCCAGTAGGAGCGGGCCGGCGGTGCGGCGCTGACGGCTTGCCAATGGCTGTTCATGGTGTGGTGTGCGGTGGTGATGGTTGATGTGTGGCAACTAAAAGGCGTCAGATGGCGCCTTGCTCGCGTGCCCATGCCAACAGCAGCTCTGTCACCAGCTCGCACCACTCCTTGGCCTTCTTCAGCGTCAGGCTTGCGGGCCGGATGCCGAACACTGGAGCCGTTGCGTCGATCAGTGCACGCTCGGCAACGATCATCCGATTGCGTGCCACCAGTGCCGGGCAATACTCATCACCCATATATGCCGGCTTGATTCCCGCGGCTCGCTCCCTGTTGCTCAGCTCCAGGCAGTAGGAGCGGAACGCCTCAGGCTCGGCTTGCCAGTCGTCGCTGGGCTCCAGGATCGGGGCCCCAGTCTCTGCAAAGCAAAGGGGCTCCCCTTCATGCCACAGCTCCCGGAGGTAGCTTCGTTTCAGGTCCTTGACCTGTTCGCTGATCCGATCGTTCTGGCCCTGGGCCTGCAGCAACTGCAGCACAAGGCTCAAGTTGACAGGCGTTAGCAGGTCGTCAGTGTCGCCGACCGTGCCGGCTGTGATCCAGGCCTGTGGCTTGTACGGATGAGTTGTCGTCATGGTCCTGTGGTTACAAGGTGTGCGGATGTGGTGCTGATCAGGCCAGCACGCTGGGATCGGTGAGGCTCACCAGATACGTGGCAAGGCCCACACCCTTGGTGGCCTCGCCCCAGTTCTGGCGGTCGTAAATGGCCAGGCTGTCGCGTCGCTCTGCTGCGGTCAGCCCTTCCCAGTTCTCTTCAGCTGTGGCCAGTAGGTCCTGGCTCGCGTCGCGCAGGGCGGCAGCTTCCAGGAGCTCGGCGAAGCGGTTCTCAACAGTGGTGCTCATCAGTCCAAATACAAGGTGCATCACAGCCGCATCACGCAGCTGCATCACCATCCTGCACACCCTATTGCCACTTGTCAACAGTCAA